GGGCTCGACGCCGGTGCCGCCGCCGCCTGGCTCGGCGTGCACCGCACCACGCTGGCGCGCGTCGAGCAGGGCCGCGCGGGCGTGCGCCCGGAGCGCGCGCGCCTGCTCGCGGTGCTCGCCGGGGCCGCACCGTGGGCAGGCTGGTCGGGGTGGACCGTGAGCGCGCACGACGGCGCGCTGCAGTCGCCCGACGACGCGCGGCGACGCTACCAGCCGCACGAGCTGGAACGGGTCGCCGTGGCGTGGGCCATCGCCACCGAGGCGCGCCGGCTGCTGCGCACCGGGGGCGTCGGCGAGCCTCGCATCGCGGCGGTGTTCGCCGAGCTCGAACGGGCGCTCGGGAGGTGAGCCGGCGCACCCTGCCCGCGCTCGCCGGCGCGACGGCCGTGGTGTGGCTGGCGCTCGCGTGGGCGGTGGCGTCGCCGTACCTGGTGGTCGCGCGGCTGCGCGCCGCGCTCGACGCCGGCGACGCGGCGCCGGTGCTCGCGGCGCTGGACCTGGACGCGATCAGGGTGCACGCGCTCGCCGGGCCGCCGGTGCGCCGCCCCCTCGCCCTGGAACGGGTGCTCGCGCCGGGCGCCCTCGCGCACCGGATCGCGACCGGCGCCGGGCGCGCCTGGCACTGCGGGCGCGGTCGCTACGCGGGCTCCGGCGCCTTCGTGCTCGATTGCATGGGGACCGACCCACCACGCGGGGCGCTGCGCGTGACTTTCGAGCGCCGGCTCACGGGCTGGCGTGTGACGTCGGTGCTCGCGCCGCCGCGTGCGCGGTCCACGGCACGCCCTCGACGAGCAGATACCCGATGAGCGCGAGCAGCCCGAGGATCACTGCGGTGGAGGTCGCCCACCAGCGCCCGTAGAGCTTATCGAAACCATCGTCCATCGAGCGGTGCACGTCCTGCACGGTGGCCTTCAGCGCTTCGAGCTCGCGGCGCTGATACTCGCTCAAGGTCGCGAACGTGCGCTCGTGCGATTCGATGCGCGCGAGCGCCTGGTGCGCGACGTCCAGCGCGCGGCGTGCGCCCTCGCCGTTCTCAGCCTCCCGGATCGACACCGCCGGCGCCCCTCGGGATCGGGCCCGGCTCCCATCCGCAGAGGGTCGCGAGCGCCTCCCAGCGAGTGCCGAAGCGCTTGCGGTAGGCACGCATGGAAAAGCGCCGCGAGCACAACGCGGCCTCGGCCTCGGCGAGCGCGGCGTCGGCCACGTCCTCGGCGTGCTCGAGGGTGCGCCCGCGCAGCGCGTCGATGCTTTCGCAGCCGGCCACCGTGAGCGCCACCACGCACACGAGCAGCACCGGGACCAGGGCGCCGCCGCCCCGGCGCGCGATCGGGCGCAAGGGCTCGCGCGTCACGCCGCGCAGCACCAGGTTGACCAGCGTCACCGCGGCGGTGGCGAGCGCGAGCTGCTGCTCGCCGTCGAGGCCCACATCGACGCCGAAGGCGGCGGCGAGCGCGACCGCGGTGGCGATGAGGTTCAGCCACACCGTGCGGCTGCGCAGCGGGTGCTTGCCGGGCGCCGCGTCGGCGCGGCGCGGCGCCGGGTGGTCGAGCGGTCGGGTGCTGTCCATGGGCGTCTCCTGGGGCCGGATTGGCGGGTTACAGCGCGGTGATCTCCAGCGCGCGGGTGTTCTTGACGTTGGTATCCACCACCACCGAGACGGTGCCCGTTAACGCCGACCAGTCCGCCTCCACGCGCCCGGCCTGCAGGCTCATGGTCGTGAAGGCGCGCGAGGCGGCAATCCCGGTCGGCAGCACCAGCGTGCCGCCGGCGACCAGGATCGTGGTCCACTCCGCGCCGCCGGTGTTCTCGTGAATGTCGGTGAGCGTGCCGCCGTAGAGCCGCAGGTTGCTGATCAGGTAGTCGAAGCCGTACAGCGTCAAGGTGCCGCCGAGCTGCTCCACCACGGAGACCGTCGCGGCCGCGGCGACGCGCCCGGTGCCGCCGGCCTGGCTGTAGCTGGTGTACGTCACACCCTGGCCGATGATCACCGAGGTCGAGGCGTCGTCGGTGGTGGAGAACACGGCGCCCACGGTCGCCGTCTCGCCCGCCTCGGTGGCGATCCCGAGCCCCCCGGGCGCGGTGGCGATCTGCACGTCGGCGCTCGCGTGGGCGGCCAGGAAGCGCACCACGGGCCGCCCGTTGAGGCCGGACGCCGAGGTGGTCTCCACCCGCAGCACCGAGGTGCCGGCCTTCTTCTGCTCGATGCACAGCCGCGCGCTGCCGGTGGACACGCCCGCGACCACCTCCTCGCCGACCGTGATCTCGTCGGCACTGAGCTCGAAGTAGGCGTCGCGGTACTCGCGGAACGCGACGTCGACGCTCACCCCGTCGAGCGAGGTGGCGAACTGCGAGGGCTCCAGTCCGATGAGCCCGGCGTAGGTCTGGCGCACCGTCGCGCGACTGAGCGCCACGGCGGTCAGTGCGTCGAGGCCGTAGAGGATCGAGGCGCCGGAATCGATCACCACCTCGTCGGCCGTCGTCGGCAACGCGCCGCTCGACCAGTTTTCCACCTCGTCGGCGTGGTGCGGGCCGGTGCACGCGGTGGCGTCGGAGAAGCTGGTCACGGTGCCGGTGCCGCCGGCCACGCTGAGCGCGGCGACGAAGGGCGCGCCGGCGACGTCCGCGGTGGCGCGAATGGTCGAGCCCGAGGGCACCGACCAGGTGATCGCCGCGAAGTACGGCACCGTCGCGAGGTTGAGCGCCGCCACCAGCGCCGCGGCGGTGGTGGCGACGTCGGTGTCGCCGGCCACGCTCACGGTGTAGCCGCCAATGGTGACGGTGTAGGTGCTCGCGGCGTCGTAGGTGTCGATGCTCGCATCGGCCACCTGCGCGACCGCCGACGCGCCCCCCTTCCAATATACGATTGCCATGTGCTAACTCCTTTCTGCGGCGACCGTCAGGCAACGGTGCATTCTTCGTTGAGGATGAACGCTAACTCCGTCGTTTCGTTGTCCGCGTCGTACACACAATTAAAGAATCCGGGCGAGGTCTCTACCGTGATCAGCCCGCTGCGGTTGCTCACCACCAGTTGCTGCAGGTTGAATGACGGCCGAAAGTCGCGGGCGCCGCCGATGTTCTCGACGCGCTCCGTGCCGCCCGACGGATACGCGGCGCCGGTCGACAGGTAGTAGGTCCCCACCACCGCGCGCCCCGCGCAGGGCCCGGAACTCCCCCCGGGAAAGTCGTCCACGGTCGACGTGAACGGCGGCGTCGGCAGCGTCAACAAACTGAAATCCACCGACGCCCCGGATTGTTTACCCGTGACAACTCCGAGGAACGGTTCGAGGCTATCGACCACGGTCCCGGACGGGAACGGCGCAAAGGTGACGAAATGGTAGCCAAGCGTGGTGCCGGCGGGCGTGGTTTGAGTGACGACAGTGCTGGAAGAAACATACAACGCGGGCGCCGGAAAGCTGATCGCCTGCCAGCGCCGGAACGGGCCCTCCTCATACACCGTGCTCACAGCTCCCACTCCTCGACGAGCCCGGAGGAGGTGTCGAGCATGCGCAGCCGCACCACGCGCTCGACGTCGACGAACTGCTCCTCGTCGTCGGGGTTGAACACGCGCACCGTCTCCGTGTCCTCCCCGACCTTGACCAGGCGCCGCGACGCCACCATGGGCGCTTCTTCTGGAGACACCGCGCCGGCGTCCAGATCCTGGGGCGCGGCCAGCGCGCCGTTCACCGCCCGCGCGAGCTGGTTCCAGGTCTCGGCGCGCAGCGCCTGGCCGGGGCGCACGAACGGCGCGGGCGAGCGGATGTTCACCGCTACACCGACGGCAGGCCGAGCGCGCCGAAGTCCTCGCGCGCGTATACCTGCACCTGGTCGAGCCCGTTGCCGGTGCGCACGTCCGCCGGCACGATCCCCTGCTCGCGGTGGGTCAGCCGCGCCTGCCAGCCCGAGCGGTTGAAGGTCGCGGTGATGCGCACGCGGTGGGTGCCGTCGTCCTGCTGCACCGACTCCACGTTCGCCAGCCACCGATCGGCCGGCTCGCCCTGGAAGGTGGAGGCGTTGACGACGCCGGCGAAGCGGCGCGCGGTGGCGAAGGGAAAGCCCGCGACGCGGCGAGTAAACACCAGCGAGAAGGTGGGGCGCTGCACCTCCACCTGGTGGGTAAGGCGGGTGGTGATGGAACCCCAGCTCGGCGGCGAGGTCAGGCCACCGGAATTGAGCTGGATGCTCCGGGTGTAGGTCGTGCCCATCAGGCGCCCGTTGACGTCGGTGGTGGTGGTCTCGGTGATCAGGTCCGAGAGGATCTCCACGCGCCAGCCGGCGATCCCGGCATCCCCCGACGACGGTGTCTCATACTCGACATCCACGTAGGCGATCGTGGGATCACTGCTCGCGCGCGCGCGCACCGCGGTGACCACCGCGCTCGCGAGCACGGGATGTTTCTCGCCGACGCGCGGCACACCGGAGGCGACCGCGGCGTCGGCGAGGCGGCGCGAGGCGCCGCCGGCCAGCTCGCTCACCTGGAACACGCGCCGCGCGCGCTGCCCCGCCGAGGTGATGGCGACCTCGCCCTCGAGCACGTCGGGCGTCACGCGGCTCACTGGAACGCCGCCCCGAACTCTTTGCGCGCGATGGCCTCGAGGAGCTGCGTCTGGCGCCGCGCCTCGTCGAGCTGCGGCGTGTCGCCCTCGTCGAAGCGCGCGCGCACGTCGCCGGTCACCGCCGAGGCGATGGCGCCGACGCCGGCGAAGTCGCCGCGCACGAACGACGCCGCGCCGGCGGCGAGCCCGGCGCCGACGCTGCCCACTGACTGGATCACCGAGATCACCGTTCCGAGAACCTGGCCGATGCTCGCGATCACGTCGTAGAGATCGCCGAACCAGCCGATCGCGGAGCGCACGCCGCCCACCAGGTCGCGCGCGAGCATCTGCGCCACCGCGCGCCCGCCGCCGTTGGCCTCGAGGAACGCGGTCACGGTGCCCTTCAGGCCCTCGGTGAAGGCGGTCAACGCGGGCGCGAGCTCCACGAACACCGCGTCGCGCAGCGCCGTGGCGATCTGGCCCAGGGTGTCGAGGTTGTCGTTCATGGCCTCCACCTCGCCCGAGCCCTGCGCGAGGCCGAGGCCGAGACGGTCGACCACCAGGCGCGCGTTGTCGAAGCTGCGCGCGCCGCCGTCGATGAGCGGCGCGAGGTTCTGCCACGAGCGCCCGAGCAGATCCGCGCCGGCGGCGGCGCGCAGTGCGGGGTTGTCGATGGCTGCGAGGCCGCGTGTCACCTCGCCGAGCAGCTCGAAGGGCTCCAGCGTGCGCAGGCGCTCCACCGAGATCCCGATCGCGCCGAAGGCTTCCGCGGAGCGCGCGCTGCCGTTGAGCGCCTCGCCGGCCTCGCGGGTGAGGCGCCCCATGGCTGATTGAAGCTGCTCGACCGAGGCGCCCGATTGTGCGGCGGCGATGCTCAGCTTCTGCGCTTCCGGCACCGTCACCTGCAGGCGCTTGGCAAGCTTCGCGGTCTCGTCGACCGAGCCCGCCGCTGCGCGCCCGAGCGCGACCAGCCCGGCGACCGCGGCGCCGCCGGCGGCGAGGCCCACCGCGCCGGTGACCAGGGCCGCGCGGCTCGCCGCGCGCCCGAAGCCCGCCAGCGCCGCCGCGCCGGTCTGCGTGGCGCGCACCAGGCCGCGCGCGTCACCCTTGAGGTGGACCAGCAGGCTTCCGACCGTTTGCGTCATCGTCGGGCACCGGGCGCGCGTAGGGGCGCAGCAGCGCCTTGAACGCGGCGAGCTTCGCCCCGCTCATGATCTCCGGCGGGCCGCGCCAGACCAGGAAGTCGCGCAACGGACGCCCGCGCCGGCGCCCGCTCAGCATGTTGTGCACCTGGCCCGCGATGCTCGCGGCGCGCCAGTCCGCGCGCTCCTCGCCCCAGGGGTCGCGCTCGTAGTAGGCCATCCACTCCAGCAGCGCGCGGCGCGGCAGCTCCGCCAGCAGGGCGTCGACGTCGGCCCGCCCGAGCGCGAGCGCCAGGCGGTGGGCAAATTGCCGAACGGGCCGTCTCAGTTTCCCCGGGCATGGTCCATCGTCCCATCGTTGAGCGCGGTGGCGGCGGGCAGCAGCGCGTCGCGCACCAGCAGCGCCGGCAGCTCGCGCACGTGCGCGAGCCCGGCGTCGAGGGCGTCGGGCGCGAAGCACGGGCGGCCACCTTCGTCGGTGAGCGAGAGCGCGAGCAGCGCCAGCGCCTGGCGGTACTCGCCTTCGACCTGGTCGATGGCATCGACCGCGCCGGCCGACAGCTCGCGCAGGTGGAACGTCTCGCCGCGCACCTCCACGGTGCGGGTGCGATACATGGCCACCCGATCAGCCGTGCGTGATCGTGCCGCTCAGCGCAAGCGTTGCGCGGGCGGTCATGCGGTCCTCCATCGGGCCGGTGATCGTGAAGCCGGTCATGAACCCGGAGGCGGCCATGGTCGAGGCCGGCACCGCGTCGGCATACGTGACCGTCACCGACTCCGCGGCGGCGGCGAGCGGCGCGGTGGGGTCCTGCTCCGGGTCGAAGGCGATTTCCACCTCGATCTCGCCCGGCTCGTAGAGGCTCGACGGCATGTAGGTGTGGGCGCCGACGGTGCCCATGTGCGAGGTCTTGATCTTCTCGCGGCTCATGCCGTCCCAGGAGAAATCCAGGACCTCGGCGAGGAAGCCCGACTGGTAGGTGATCGTGATGCCGGTGGTGAGCACTGCCATGGGTGTCTACTCCTGTTGGGCCGCTAACGGCGCGGCCGGGGTCGTCGTCGAAGCGCGCGCCGCAGGTGCACCGGCATGCGCTCGCGCATGGCCTGGCGCGCCTCGCGGCGCAGAATGGTCTCGCCCTCGGGCAGCAGCCGGATCACGGCCTCGTCGACCGGCAGCGCGCGGCGCGCGCGCGGGCGATCGCGTGCACCGGGGCCGACGCGCTGCGAGGGCTGGCGGCGGGTGAATACGCCCACGTGTCCGCTCGGCATCTTGGCGACGAAGCCGCCGGCCACCGCGCGCCGGCCGACCCGCGCGCCGCGGCGGGTCTGCGTCGGGGCCGCGCCGGACACATCGGCCAGCTTGATGCTGCGCACGCCGAACCACACCGCCGTCGCGGGGCGGCGCGCGGTGGCGCGGCGGGTGCGCACGCGCCGGCGCAGGTGCTTCTGCGGCAGTTGCTTCTCGCGCGCGACCTGGCGCACCGTCGCGCGCCGGGCGTCGGCCGCGGTGCGGTTGAGCGCCGTGGCAAGAGCGCGCGGCGCCAGGCGCTCGGTGAGGGTGCGCAGCGTCCCGCGCAGCGCGCGCTCCGTGCGCCGGTCGAGCGTCACCGTGATCACGGGCTGCGCCTCAGATTGAACACGAGCGCGGTGAGCCCGAGACCGTCTGGGCGGCGACCGGCCACCGTCCACGCGACGCCGTCGACCGTCACCGTGTCGCCGATCGCGACCGTCTCCACCACGCTCGACTTGCACAGCAGTTGCGCGAGCGACGGATCGCCCTGCCCCGGGTCGAGCTGCTCGTCGGTGAAGATCCCGACGACGTCCCCGATGCTCGGGTGCGTGGCGGTCACGGCGAAGCCGTCGTCGGCGCTCATGAACACGTCCAGGTCGAGGGAGAGGGTCGGATCGGCGCCGAGCGCGAGCAGCGCGTCGACGTCGGCCGCGACGTAGTCAAGGAAGGTGTTGCCGGCCGGGGCCGGCGGCGCGACGCCCGGGCCGGCCCAGTAGCTCGGAGCGAGCGCCCAGTAGTTCGCATGCCAGTACCCATCTGCCCAGTAGCCCGCGCTCATGCGCTCGGGGTGAGCGTCATGACGGTGCGCTCGTTCGATGCGTTGATGGTGGCGGCGATGCGCGTGGCGGTGCCGGTCGCGTCCTTGAGCGTCGCGCCGCCGTCGGTGGTGACGCCGGCCGAGGCGGCGAGCATGACGGAGAGCGCCTGTTGCAGCGTGATACTTCCGTTCACCTCCACCACGCCGGCGAGCACGGCCGCGGCGACGGTGGCGGCCGAGGGATCGTTGAGCGCCGCGATCAGCGCCGGCAGCGTGGTCCCGGTGTCGGCGTCGATCGCGCCGAGCTGCGCGTCGAGGTTCGCCGCCGCCAGGCCCACCGCCGCGCGCACCCCGGCGGCGTCGAGGTCGTTGAGCGCCGCGATCAGCGCCGGCAGCGCGGTCCCGGTGTCGGCGTCGATCGCGCCGAGCTGCGCGTCGAGGTTCGCCGCCGCCAGGCCCACCGCCGCGCGCACCGTCATG